CATCTTCCCCAGAGCATCGCAGCCGAGGAGCTGGACGACGAAGCATCCGCATGGAGAGCCGCCGCCGAGCGCGACCACTTCAACCTTGTGTATGGGCGCGGACGCTACGCGCCACCGGAGCCAGAGCCGGAAGAGGTACAGGAGATGCAGCCCGATCCGATGGATGAGAGGTACAACGAGCTGGGGTTAGAAAACATTCTGGGGGGATTGAATGGGTAAGAAGAATGGCTGACACGATCAAAGACCGCTTCATGCAGATACCGCCGCGCCACCAGCGCGCGCTGGAGATGCTGAGAGAGCAGCGGACGCGCGATCCACTGGGAGCCATCGGCGCGGGTGCGCTGCGGGACGAAGACGACCCGTTCACCCTCGAACAAATCGCAAATCCGCTGTGGGAGCGCGGATTGATCGAAGACCTGACAGGGACGGAGATGGAGACAGCCGGACGCTACTTTGTCCGCATCACGCCGCTGGGCCTTGTGTGTCTGGGTCTGGGTTACATGCTGCGGGAGCCGCGCAAGGCTACCGAGCATGAGATGATGCAGCTAAACTACAGGCCCGACCAAAAGATTTTAGAGAACGCCTAAAAGGAGCCACTATGTCCACCGTCGATTCCGCCCGTCCATCCAGCCCTCTTGAACTCACCGACCCCGCCCCCCTCCTCTTCATGCAAAGGGACGGAGATAATGTTCCTACCACGATCACCGTCCCAGGCAGCAGCAGCTTTGACCTTTCCCTGTTTGACATCATTGCCGTAGGAACAGTGAAGCCGGAAGTCCCAGGCAGACTCATCCTCACGCTCTACGGACGAGCCAACACAGACGGAGTGACAGCCGAACCCTCATCATGGCTCCCGCTGGCATCCTCACCCGCCGAACCCATCGGAGGCCCAAGCGACCTAGAGGAGACAATGTGGATGATCGATGGGACAGACCTAATGATCTTCGCCGGATCGGGCAAGATGCAGGGGTGTTTCAAATCGAACGTCGCCAGTAACCCGCAAGCTCCCATCGACCTCACCGAACACCCAGGGGACATCACCGACGAAGACCCGCTCTACATCTTCGCCGTTGGAGCCAGCTTTCTACCCGACGAAGCCCCCCCCGCCAGAGGCGCAAGGGGAGCAACCGGAGGAGCGAGAGCGGCAACGCTTTGCACCGTAACCGTCGTCAACTTCACGATGGATGCATAGGCGAAAGACAGGCGAAAGATTCTCAGTTGCAGCATTTTCGAGTAGTATCCGAATCACTTTCCCAACGGCGGCATGAGTTGTGCCGCCCAGACTTATAACGGAAGTGGCCGACGCTCCTCCCCGCCGACCCGAACCCGATCTAAAACGGTTCAGAGGTCAGGCGCATGTCCGCAGCAGCTACGCTCAGTAGTCCGTCAAACTGGAGCCAACCTGTCTATCCAGGGGATATTGAGACCCCGCGCAACCCAGCCCTTGCCCCCAAGTACACAGATGAAGCCGTCCTCTCAATCGTCGTACAGGACTACATACGCGCGAGTGCGTGGCTCGAAGACAGACGATGGCCGCTCAACTGGACGGAATCGGATGTGCTTTATCAATCGCCCCGAATGTTATCCGTCTTCGAGGGATCAAGCGTCACCCGCGCCAACGTCTCAAGGTTCACAGTTGCCAAGCAGGTAAACTCCCTGGCCCCAGCCATTGCTGGGGCAATTTTCTTTAACGACGCTACCCCCTTCGAGCTGCGGCCACGGCCCAGCACCCACCAGGACACGGCGCGCGCGTGGAAGGAGCTGATAGCCGAACTCCTCGACTCTATCCACTTCAAGCAGGAGTTGAGTTACGGCATCCAGGGGATGACGAATCAGGGGACAGCGATCTTTAAGGGCGGCTGGGAGACCAACACCGAGGTAGAGACGCACTACCGGAGGAAGGCCGCACCGCTCACCCAGGAGATGCCCTTCGGCCAGCCCAGCGTGATGTTTACCGAGGAGTCCGACGAGTTTGAAGCTATCGACATCGAGGTAACGCGCAACCGCCCGACCTTTGAAAAGTGTGAGCTGGGGACGGTGTTTGTTGATCCAACGTGGAACAGCCCCAACCAGCTATGGAAGGCCGGATGGATAGTCCACGAAAAATATCTCAACTACAACGATCTGACCAAGCTGCGGGAAAATCCCGACTACGACATCCCATCGGACGACGAACTCCGCGCGGCCTTTATGAACGATGCCGAAGTCCCCGACGGCATCTCCCCCACCGAGGAGTCGATGAGCGCAAACACCAGCGTCCATCACGCCGAGCGTCAGGATTTTGAATGGTCAGAAGACCCGCTCAAAAAGCCGATGCAGGTTTTGGAGTGGTGGGATCGAACCCAGGTGCGAAGCGTCCTCCAAAAGAAGGTTGTCATCCGCAACGCGAAGCACAAGATGGGTGAGAAGCCCTTCTGGAGTGCGAACTACTGGGACATCGATAATGCAGGGTTCGGCATGGGTGTAGGCCGCATCGCAGGAGCGGATCAAAGAGTTGAGCAGGGAATGTTAAACGCGCTGCTGGATATTTTGGCCTTCGCGGTACAGCCAGAGTACGCCGTGGCGCGTGGGGCAAACGTCCCCACACAAGACCAACGCCGCCGCCTGGGTGGAATCCGCATGGTCGATGGCAACGATGCCACCAGAGCCATCGCGCTAGTCGCCCAGCCGCAAGTCCCGCCCGACGCATGGCGCGCGATCCAGTCCGTTGTAGCATCCGCCGAGGGAGCCACCGGAGCCGATCAAGCCAGTGTGCAGGGGACTCTTCCAGGCCGAGGATCGAGCATCGGCAAGTCCGGCACTGGTGCCGGAATGATCGGTAACGCATCCTCGACACGGCTTCAGATGCCCGTCGAACGTGTGATCGATGGTGTCTTTCTTCCCTTCCTCAACTTCGTTTACCGCATGGTGAAGGAGCGGATGCCGATTCGAGAAGTCCGCGATGTTCTGGCCGAGCGCACCGAAGACCTGAGAGTGGACTTTCAGGATTTTATGAACGCGACGGTGAAATTCGATACGCTCGCCGGAACTCGATTGGCCGCGAAGAACAAGATGGCGCAAGCCCTTCCCTTCCTCCTCGAAGTGTTCGGCAATCAGGCTTTGGTACAGCAGCTCTCGCAGACAGGTTGGAAGGTCAATGCGATGGAACTGGTAAACATGGTTCTCGAAATGAGCGAGTGGAAGAACAAACGAGACCTGATTGTGCCGATGTCGGACGAAGAGAAGCAAACCATGATGCAGCAGAACCAAGCCGCGCAACAGGCCCAGTCCAAGTCCGCACTCCTCAACCAGAAGCAGCAGGGAGACATGCAGCTGGAGGACAAGAAGATAAGTGGCCGTATCGCAGCCCAGACCCTCAAGACGACGCATCAAGCCGCCGTGGAGTCCCCGCTGGATCGAGCCGCCAGCTTTGCCGAGCGCACCGCCGACGAGCGCAGTATGCAAGCCAGCCAGTTTTACGCTCCTGTCAGCGCAGGGGGATCGTAATGGCGAAGAAGTCCAACCTCCGCGTGATCGACAAAGGCACTCGCTATGACGTGAGCGGCAATCTACGTTCGCTGACTAGGGAAATCGAGAGTGGCAAGATTTCCCCGCGCGATGTAATCGTACTTACGCGGGAGGCAGTAGCGAACAACGTTAGTTGCAGGATAGGGATGCGCCACTTTGGAACCGGAAGCACCGAGGAACTTCATTGGATGCTCTCTACAGCCCTAAACAGGATCGAGCCAGCATGATCGAGCCAGAGACCAGAACGGAGCGCACCTTCGGTGTCACCGCCGAGCTAAGGCCGATTCAGCGGAGGAACCTGCTGAGCCTTCGCAACTCCGAGGTATATCCCGACCTTTTAGACGTGCTGGAAATGGTCTGTATCGAGACCGAAACCCAGCTTATCAACACAGATGCCGCCGACGAAAAAGCCGTCCTTGCAAATCACAAGATGGCGAAGGCCGCGTGGCAAATGTTCATCCACATGCAGGAAAAAATCGACACTGAATCAAAACTGTTCTTGGCTTCCCAGGCTAAACAACCACCCATTCCCGAACTTACCGCGCACGAGCAGATGATTGAGAACCTACTCGACCCGACCAGACCCGCGCCGGAAGAGGACTACATGGGTGTATGAGAGGAAGGAACACGATGCAAAAAAAATGGCTTAATGATAAACAGCCCGACGAGAACGGAGATTACATTCTCGTAATCGAGAACGCCGCAGGAGCGCGCGTTTCCACGTTCAAAGGCAAGACGATGGACGAGGTAGCGGACGCGCTTGCCGACTCGCAGGTACACGCCAACCGAGAGATTGTCCGACTGCGAAAGCCGGACACCGCAAGAACCCAGGTGAAGGTTGAACCGCAGGAGATAACCCCAGCCGACAGGCTGAGACTCAGCGGAGAGATTACCGACCCCTACCGCGTGGTCGAAGCCGTTGAAGAGATTGTGGGCAAGCGCGCCGGAATCTCGCCTAACAAAATGGGCGTGGAGTTTGGCCGCATGACCCGCGAACAGCAGGACGCTTACTACGGGCAGGAGGCGCAGGCCTTCCGCGACGAAAACCCCGACTTTTACCCAGTCCCACAAAACCGCGATGCCTTGTTCGAGGAGCTGCGCGCGAACGGCTGGGACTTGACCCGCAACAACCTTGCGATGGCGTTCCAAACCCTGAAGGATCGAGAAGCCTTGATCCCCTGGCCGGACGACTCGCAGGAACAGATTCGGCAGGAAGCTATTCCCGCACCACAACCCGCCTATATCAACGGCGGCAACAACGGACAGACAACAGCCCAACCCGCTCCCTCTCCGCGACCCCGCAGCGTATCCACGGGACTGCGCAACTCGGATGCCAACGCATCCGCGCCGGCGCCGCCCCAGAAAAAGAAATACACGCGCGCCGACATCGAACGGATGAGCAGAGCCGATTACAACGATAAACTTCGTAACGATCCAGACTTTCGCCGTCAGGTAGATGCAATGGGCGCGTGACTTCAACCCGCGAGGGGAGAGAGCCATGCGAAACGATAGCCAAGCCGCACAGCGCGGCAAGCAGTTTTTTCAAAGAGTGGTGGTGCCGTTTGTCGAGTTCATCTGTGCGATGGGTTCGATGTCGGCTATCTACCTGGGTGGCGTGGGCAAAGCTCACGCCCTTGTGCTGGGTGTTGGAGTTTCCCCAGCGTCGAACCTTACAAGCAATCTCCCGCAGTCCGTTGTCACCTCGTTCGACAAAATATTTATTTCGAACCTCAAGGGAAATACGGCGTGGGTTAGAGCGACGTCACGACGTCAGCTAGACGAGAACAGCGGTAATAAGCTCGTTCTCTTCATGTATGAAAACCTTCCCGCTCCGCCTGTCACCCAGGCACCGGAAGGAACGATTCAAACAGGTCTAACAATCTCCGTCGTGCAGAACACCAGCACGATTGGAAATTATGCGGACTACATGAACATCTCGACCTACGCGCTTCAGACCGCGATTGACCCCGCGCTTGAAGCCCTGGGACAGCAGATGGCCTACCGTCTGGCACAGCTCATCAACATCATCGTCCAGAACACCGTGGACGGCGCGAACGCGATTGATCCCCTGGTTGGGCATCTCTCGAAGACCGGCTCCGCAACCCTCCAGACGACGGACATTACCACCGCCGTCCAGAGCTTGCAGGGAGTCAATGCCCTTCCCTTCGAGGACGGCCGCTACTTCGGCATCATCCACCCGTTCAGTGTGGGCGACGTCCTGGTAGACAAAACCAACAACAGTCTGGCCGACGTGCTGAAGCGGACGGCCGAGGGCAACGAACGGCTGAAGGAGCTTCCCGCTCCGGATGGCGACGCCGTAACCGTGCTGGACTGGGGCGGGGCGACCTTCTTCCAATCCACCTTCGTCAAGCAGAC